TTTCAGTGTAGATTCAAAAGCGAAACGTGTAATTATATTTGTAACTGTGTCCAGACTGTTGACGTTATTTGCGCCAGATGAATAAAACGTTACGGGAAAGTTATTAAAGTAATCTGCCATTTTACGCTATTTTTCCAAAAGCTGCTTCACGTCCCAAATATGCTCCAGACTGTCCTGATTGTCCATTCTGTCTTTGTATAGTATTCAATTCTTTGCTGAAATCTTCTTTTGTAACATAAGTTGTTTCTGTGAATTGCAGTGACATTTGAATTGCAACAGGCATACCTGTTCTACCTAAAGATGGAACATTTTCGCCAACTGCTTCATATGCTGCCCAACCTCTAGGCGCATAATTAACTTGAACGTTAGTCAACACACAGGTTCCTATCGCTGGAATGTTTGGGTTCTGACGACCACCGTAGAAAAATTTAATATCAAACTCGGAAGGCGGAATTAACATACCAGTTTGTCTTCCACTTGCAAACTTATCCAATTCTGGAGCTTGATGGAATCTAAAACGATCAATAATTTTTTGCACTTCAAAAGCTTCTTTCTCACTTCTAGGATAAAACATAAATTCAAACTGAAACTTTCTCAAGTCGGGCGATGTGTAAATCAGTTCAAGCATAGGGTTTGTAACTCTACCTGTTGCTGCAAAAAGACCTAATCTACCAGTTGCACCACCGCCACCAGGAATATTTCCAACTAAATCTTGTGCTACTTGTTGAGCTAAACCAGAACGAACGGCAACGCCAGCTAACTGCGTTCCTCTCATTCCTCCTTTATATGCTTCAATCAATTCAGGAGCAGCAACAGCAAGTTGACCTAATTTCTCTTCACCCGGTCTTAGTTCAGAATATGATTGTGATGAGTCAAAGTTAATCGTATCTGGCATGTACAAAGCAATTGCATCATTTGTCAAACGTGTTCTGTTTAAAAAATTAAATGGGCTTTTATCTAAAATTTCAGCAACAGATTTTCCAACCGATGGATCAAAAGCTTCTTCTTTTTGTGGTGCTTGTGGTCCTTTAACAAAACTATCAATTGCACCGCCAACTTTTGATGCTGTGCCACCCTTTTTATTTAAAAAAGTTGTACCCTTTGAAATCACGCTTCCTAAACCAGCATTAATTCTTGATGCAAAATCTGCTTTTGTGGATTGAGAAACCAGTCCACTGCCGGATATCTGAGTATTAAAACTACCAAAAATATTTGCTTCTTCTTCTTTAGAAAACTTTTGACCACCTCTTGCTTCAGCACTAAAGTTTGAGTTAATTTGTTCACGAACAAAAAACATCATATAGTGACCTTTATCTACAGATGTTCCAATATCAATTGGGTATCGAAGAGTGTCTTTGAAGTATGGATTAGAATCTAATGCTCCTAATGGACCAAATGATCTTCGTTCCATATCGTTGAATTTGATGTCTGTTAAGCCGAAAAAAGCCATGGAGTTTCCTAATTAGTTGACTAGATAGTATTTATGCCATACAAAGGAAAATTTACACCCCAAAACCCAGAAAAATACAAGGGAGATGCAACGAATATCATATATCGTTCATCGTGGGAGGTGCGCGTTATGAAATATTTAGATAACAATCCGGCAGTGGTTTGGTGGGGATCTGAAGAACTTCATATACCCTATTACAATCCAGTAGACAAAAAAATGCATCGATATTTTCCAGACTTTATAGCAAAAGTCAAAAGAAAAGACAACACGGTAATGACTTACATTATTGAAGTCAAACCGGAATGTCAAACTCAACCACCCAAACAGCAAAGAAAAACAAAAAAATACATCCAAGAATCCTACACATACATTGTCAATCAACAGAAGTGGAAAGCCGCTGATGAGTTTTGCCATGAACGTGGTTGGAAGTTCCAAATTCTGACGGAAAAAGACCTAGGAATCTAAGCTAAATAGCTGATGGCAAAAAGATTAATTGACAGAATTAAAGAGTCCCTTGCAAAAGAGGGCTTAGAACCACGCACAAGAGTCGCTCGTCAATGGCTAAAAACCAAGATGATGAATCTACGTGTTTCTCGTAGAGATATGATGCGTGATCGCATTAAACTGCGTAATAAATCTCTGATCGGTAGGATGTATTTTTACTTTTATGATCCTAAGCTTAAAGACTCACTACCGTACTATGACAGATTTCCATTGGTAATTCCTATCAAGAGACTTCCTGATGGATTTATCGGAATAAATTTACATTACATTAGTCCAAAATATAGAATAATTTTGTTAGACAAACTCAGCACAATTTTAAATAATCATGAGTATGATGAGACAACAAGATTAAAGATAAGTTATGAGTATTTGAAGAACGCATCAAGAATATTTGAAGCTACGCCGTGCATTAAACGCTATCTATTTTCTTATGTACAATCTAGATTTTTAGAGATTACGGCAGATGAATGGGATATTGCTGCATTACTGCCTGTTGAACAATTTATGAAAGAGAAAAAAACAACAGTCTGGATGGAATCAAAGGAACAATTTTAATGTCATTCTCACCTAACTCCTTCTTATCTTATATTAACGCAAAAGAGGGACTTGCACGTACAAATAGATTTCAAGTGATTCTGCCTATACCACCATATATTGCAGAGTACATCAGCAATTCTTTGATCGAACGAATTTTGAATTTTCCAAATTCAATTGTTTCGGATGTAACAAGCGCAATTAACTCGGCTTTAGGTAGACAGGGCGACAATTTCGGTGCTAATCCTGGTATGACAAGGTATCTTGCACTTCAGTGTGAAGCTGCCGAACTGCCAGGAAAAAGTTTTGTTACCGAAGATGTAAAGATTTACGGTCCAACATTTAAAGTACCATATCAAGTCCAATATGGAGAAACTTCTTTAACATTTATTTGTACGAATGATTTCTACGAAAGAAAATTATTTGAACGTTGGATGGAAGCAATCATGCCAACAGATACAAACAATCTTCGTTTTCCTAAAGGACAAAATTCTAAGTACATGACTGAGATTATAGTCAAACAATATAATGATGATGTGAAACAAATTTTTGGAGTCAGGTTTATAGATGCATTTCCGATAAACATGGCTGCACAGCAACTAAACTGGGGGGAAGATGGCTTTCATCGTTTAACTATACAGTTTGCATATCAAAGATATGAGCCGATTCTTGACAGTAAGTATGATATTGGAGAAATTATCACCTCCGCTGTTCAGGGTGGAGCTGGAGCAATTGCAAGATCAATTTTTTAATTAACGTGAGGATATTATGTTACCTAAGTTAGATATACCTATTTACGAAACCCAACTAATTTCAAATGGACAAACAGTACGCTATCGTCCGTTTTTAGTCAAAGAACAAAAATTATTTTTGATGGCGGCAGAATCGGATGATCCGAAAGATACAATTAATGCCATCAAACAAGTGTTGAGAAACTGTGTTCTTGATGATATTGACATTGAAAACATGGCAACATTTGATATTGAGTATTTGTTTCTTCAGCTTCGCGCACGTTCAATCGGTGAAGTTGTGAATCTTCGTTTTAATTGCAACAACACTGTAACTGAAAAAGGCGAAGAACAGAAATGTGGAAATCTAGTAAAAATTGATGTTAATGTATTAGATGTGAATCCGATTAAGAGTGAGAATCATACAAACAAAATTCAAATCACAGAGAAGATTGGTGTTGTGTTGAAATATCCAACTTTTGGTTCTATTGATTTTGCTGGATTAGACACTCAAGACATGCAACAAATTTTGAATGTTATTGTGTCTTGCATCGACTTCATCTATGACGATGAGCAAGTTTATTATGCAAAAGACACAAAGAAAGAAGAACTGGTTGAGTTTATTGAAAATATGAAGCAAACTGATTTGGAAAAGATTTCTTCATTTTTCACTTCGTTACCTAAACTGAAAAAAGAAATTCATTTCCACTGTGATAAGTGTAACTATGAAGAAGAGATTACGCTGGAAGGCGTTCAAAGTTTTTTCGGATAATTTTTAGTCATGAGTCACTAGGCAACTACTTTCAAACTAATTTTGCTTTAATGCAGCATCACAAATATAGTTTGACAGAATTGGATAATTTGATGCCCTGGGAAAGACAAGTATATATTGATTTATTATTGAAACATTTAGATGAAGAGGCTGAAAAAGTAAAAGAAGAAAGAAGAAAAACTGGTAAATAAAAACAATGGCAAAACCATCAACTTCACCGACAAGTACAGATCGTGACGCAATAATTAATACTCTTGCGAAAGACGTTGCTTCGTTAAAAGTAGGTATTCTAAAGCTAACCAAAATTTTTGAGGCTGAAAGAAAAGCCGCATTAATTGCGCGTCAACGACAAAGAGCCGACGAATATGCTGAAAAGTATAAAAGGGCTACACCCTCTCGTGCAGATAAAAGGGTTGTTGGAGAAAACAAAAAATCTTTTATTGATGTCATAAAAGATGCGCTTTCTAGTATATTTCAATTTGCTTTAATTGGTCTTGCGGGAATAGGCTTATCTAAACTTCTGAGTATGCCTGGCGTCATGGGTGCAATCACAGATTTTACCAAAAAATTGATTATTGGTGTTTCCGAAGTTCTTCAAAAGGGAATGGGATTAATTACCAATATTTTGAATGATCAAGAAGTCATCAATTCAATTTTTAATGTAGCCAAATCTGTTTTCAGATTTATTGGAGATGCAATTACAACTGGCGCAAATTTCTTTAGCAAATTTGTCAGTGATCCTGAAAATCAACAAACACTCAGACAAATCATAGTAGCAATCATAAGTGGAATTGCAAATGCAATTAAAGCCGCTTATTCCGTAACTAAAGATTTATTATCAAATAATGCGGATGCTATTAAAGAGGGTGCAATGAGCGTGTTTTTGGTAATTAAAGATATCATTGTAGGAACTATGAAAGCTGGTCAGGGCGCACTTAAAAATGCGGATTTAAAAAAACAATTTCAATATATCGCAAATTCTATTTTGAATTTAGTTGGCGAATTGATGAACATGCCCGTATTCGAAGTAGGTGGTAAAAAGATTACTTTAGAGGTGGCACTCGTAGGTGTAGCAGCAGCAACTTTAGCGTTGGAAGGTGCTTTTTATTATCTTGTCGGTGTACTGTTAGGTTTAGGACAAAGATCAGCACTACCTGGCGGCGGTGGTGGTGCCGGCGGTGGTAGAGATGGTAAGCCGGGTAAACCTGGTGGTAAAGGTAATAAAGTGAACACCCTACTAAACATTGCTGGAGTTTCTACTTTAGCGTATTATGCATATGATGCGTTTACACCAGATAGAACAGATAGACCGACGGGTCCTGCGCCAAGCCCTGCACCAGCTCCAAGTCCTGCACCTGCACCAGCACCTGCGCCGAGTCCAGCTCCAAGTCCTGCGCCAGCTCCAAGTCCATCGCCGGCACCATCACGACCAGTGAATCAAAATCCTACAGGTATGCCTAAATCACTTGAAGAATATGTTGATATGGAATTTGAGCGTAAAAAGAAACGTGAAGGTTTCAGAACATTGGCTTACGCTAGTCCAGAGGGTGGAACAGATACGATTGGTATAGGACACAAGTTAAGTAAAGAAGAACAAGACAAAGGTGGTGTGTTTATTGGTGGTAGACTTGTTAAAGCGGATCGAAATACTCCTTTAACTGAGCAACAAGTTAAAGAATTATATCGTCAAGATATCATGAAACATGCAAACGGTGCAAAAAGACGAATAAACCAACTTGCTGGTCGAGATGTTTGGAGTGGTTTGAATCCTATGCAACAATATGCATTAATGGATTTAAGTTTTGCTGGCGGTCCAGGTTTAATTACAAAAGACCTTGCTGATGCAATTAAATCTGGTGATATGAATAAAGCTGCACAAATAATTCAGCAGAAAGCAAGAACATATCAAAAAAATGGTATGATGGTAGAAAGTAAACATCATGCTAAACACGCAGATTTACGTGCAGATATTTTTAGAGGTTATGATCCTTTATTGACTGGCAGTTCACCTACAACTGTGGCTTCTTATACGCCAAATGAACAGAGACAAAGTAAACCCATACCAACACAAACAGCAACCGCTGATGGAAAAGATCCTGCACCAAAAGCTTCTGGTGGAATGACTGGAGAAAATAAAACAGAACTTTCCGCTCCAGAACAACCTAAGAGTATAATAGAAACTCTTGTGACTTCATTGGGTGAGGGTCTATCAGGACTAGATAAAGCAACAGGAGGAAAATTAAGTTTCGCATCGACAGAATTTCAAGCTATGCTTCGTGATAAGAGTTTTTTAGAGGCATTCCAAAGTCCTGTTTTTGCTGATATGTCAAAGAATATCACTTCACTAGATAACATGGCAATAAATGAAAAAACTCCTTCTGTTTATGATGAGATGCTTTTATCTAAACTATCTAGAGCATAATGGATAATATAGTCCTTTCTTCAATCGCCAAAGACTTTGAATCTATACGATCAAATATAGAAAAGATCGTAAAGATAAAAGGTCAAGAGAAAATTTCAAAGAATCTTGAAGACAATCGTGTCAAACAACAAGCATACAAATCTCGGTATCAAAAGCAACCCACTCGTATAAAATCTCCAGGATTAAAAGACACTGCTTCTAGTTTAATGTCTGGATTGGGTGATATGTTAAAAGCACTTCTTGCTATTATTGGTATTGCTGGTTTATTTTCAATTTTAAAATCAACAGGCATCGGTAAACACATTCTAACTTTTGTTAAGAATGCATTTAGCGCAATTATTGATTTAATTCAAAAAGGTTTCAGTTTTATTCGTGATGTTCTTTTCGATTCGGACGTTCAATCCTCTTTACGAAAATTAGCCACAACATTTTTTAGTTTTATTGGAACACTAATTGTCGCATCAGTATCTTTAGGTGTTAGTCTTCTTCGTGATAACGAGGTGTTGGAAACTCTTAAAAATACTGTCGTAGCTGTATTTAAAGCTGTCATTGAAGGAATCAAAGCAGCATATGGCGTGATATCGCAGTTGGTAATTGAAAATATGGACATGATCAAGCAAACTGCGCTTGATGTTTTCTCTGAAATAACGAACGCACTTGTCCTTTCACTGAAGTCAATACAAAGTATTCTAGCTGGCGGACTTGATCCTCGAATTACTGAAGGACTAAAAGAAATTTTTATTGCTTCCTGGGAGTTTATAAAAGATTTATTTACAACAGAATTTAAAGATGTTGAAACTGGTAAAAGTTTTACGTTAGCCGAAAAAAGTGCTATATGGTTAGCTAAATTAGTTGGACTTGGCGCATTGTGGTTAGTATTAAAGGGCAAATTAATTATGATGGGTAAATCACTTTCTGGTGTAAATTTTGCACAGAACTGTGGAAGTTGTATGGACTTAGATTTGCCCGACAGAAGAAAACCTGATGTTCCAGACAAAAAAGGTTTTGGAGATAGACTCGTTGATTGGGGTAAAGACAAATACGAAAAAGGTAGAGAAGGACTTAAAAAAGTTGGCGAGAGTATAAAATCTGCTGCAAAGAAAGCATGGGGTACTGTTACTGAAATAGGAGCAAAATTCTATGATAAAGCTCGTAGTTTGGGTAACAAAGTGTTTATTTATCTTGAAAATGGTATCAAAAGATTTGCAAACGTTTTTAG